CTCTTGGTGGCAGTTTCAGAAATCAGTAAATACGTCTTCTTCGGGTTGTGCGTTCTGCCAGCGGGGCAGACCGATCACGTTACACAAAGGCCAGCCGCTTGGGTAGTCATTGGCTGCTTCTGCGTTAGCGATTTTGTGCAGGGTTTCCGTCACGATCAAATCGGCGGCTGCTAGGTAATCTTCGGTCAGCGTATGGACGCAGACTGCGTGTGGTGCTTCCTTTTCGACGCAGATGAAATAGAACTCCATGCCATCGCCACCAGAATGCAACCGCATTACGCGGCGGTAGAATGAGGCTTGGAGACTGTAGCCATATTTCCGCACATCACGCGGAAAGCCGTCTGGGCTGGCATCCTGCGTTGTCTTGATGTCGAAAATCATCCCGATGCTGGGGATAAAGCCATCAGGGCGACATTTCAATTTCACGCCTGTCTGCGGATCGTCAACAAAGAAGCTACCTTCGGCGATCATGTCACCATATTTGAAGAACGCGCTGGCTGCTTGATGCTCAAAGACAGCGGTTGCCATCGCCTGTGCCAAATCAAAATCGCTTTCGGTCAACAGCGTCTTGCCTTCGATGTCAGCCGCCAGCTTCATTTCCTTCCAGCGGTTGCCACGGCGGTCTTCTGGCCCGCGCATGACCAAATCCTTTTCAGGTTCCAGCAACATGGCATGAACGGAAGTTCCCAAATCAAAACTGACGCTGGATTTGTAAACCTTGTTCTTCCAATGCAGCAAAGACTTCAAGGCAACGGCTTTGACATCGCTGCTGCTGATTTCAGGCCGTGCATGGTAAGCCTCGTTCGTCATGTCTAGCTTCATTTCTTCCCCCATCCATAATATGCAATTAAAGCCGCTTCGGCCCTTCCGTCATCTTTCACCCGCGCCCATTGGTCTGAGCAATCGGGGAAATATTGGCTTGCCAGCGCACGGCTGGCATTCTTGTCGCTCGTCAGGTGCATGGATTTCTTCCAAGCTGACGGATCGACTTCAAAGGTCGGTATGCCCGCGAAAAACAGGCAAGCCTTCAGTTCGCCGTATGCCTTTGCGATGGTGACGGCATTCTTGATGCCTATCTGCGGCGGGAAAAATGGACGTTCCAGCCATGCGCACTTTACGACACCGATGTCGCTAATGAGTTGTCGCTTGGCATCCAGTGTAGCTGGCATATCGTGTGTCTTTACCGACAATGCGCCTTCGTAATCATCAATGACCGCGAAGGCTCCCTGCTTGCCAAGGTCGATGCCGATAAGGCGGGTCATTTGCCTCTCCGCAGAACAGCCAGCGCACGGGTCAAGATCATTGACAGCCGCCGCACATTGGCGGTTTCCCGAAATCCGCAAATCCCGCAATATTCGCGGAAATGCTCATCCATTTCATAGCGATTTTCCATTGCCTCAATGGCTGCAAGAAACTTTTCCGCTGCATCTTTGGCTTCGGTGACAACTGGATTATTAGGTTGCATCTACGCCACCCGTGGCAATCTCGCCGCCGCAAGCCAGATAGCCGCAGCCGTCGATCCAGTTTTCTGGGTTTGCTATGTTGCCCTTGGCGCGGGCCAGCTTGAATAGGGTCATCATAATGGCGACATCTTCGGCCCCGACATAGCAATCAAGGTGAGCCGACCAGTATGTGGCAATCAAGCCAAAGTTGGCTTCGGCATCGCCGTGGGTTGCTGCGCGGTCTTGGGTTACATATCCCTTAGCTGTGTCCAGAATTTCAGAGCGGTTCATTAAATTTCTCCACATATTTGGTCAGGGCGATCAAGGTGCTTTCCTTGGGGTCTTGGTTGTCGTTGAAAATCCGCCACATGGTTGAGTAACTCATGCCGCAGAATCGCGCAGCATCGGCGATCTGGTTTGGGATGATCTTTTTCAGTTCGTCCACAGTATAGATCATGGGTTGCACTCCTATCGTGTCGGCAGACATTATGCGGCGGCGCAGAAGCGTGCAAGCAAAATTATTTGCGCCAACGCATCATTTTGTGTCTTGCATCCTGTTGCGTTCACGCATAACTTTGGCTTACCAACAAGCAAACAAGGAACAAACCAGATGACAATGCAAGAAATCCTCACTGACGCCTTCGCCGGCCTAAACGCGCAAATGCTGTCGCGCCAACTGGCTTGGGCGCAAGCCCGCTTGGAAGATACAAAGGCTGTGATTGCAGACCTTGCGCCCAAGCGCCGCCAGATGGGCGAATGGGCATACTATGACGCAGTGTTTGCCGCCGCTGGTGGCAAGACTTGGTTTAACATGATTTTCGGTGATCTGGTTGGCAACGTGACCAAGAACATCAACAACACGATTGCAAAGCGCGATGCCAAGATCATCGACGCGCTGGCAAAGGCTGGCATCACTGAGTTGCAGCCGTTTACCCTGACGCACATCGGTGACGGCTTTGAAGGAACTTTCAGCGTTGATGGCAACCGCGTGAAAATCAACACGATCTTGGCTGGTGGCTATAACATCCAGTGCCTTCACCAGCGCACCACAGTAAAAGTTAACTGACCCAGAAAGGGGGCTGCGGCCCCCACCACCCCCAACAAAAGGAAAACATTAAATGACACGCACCATCGGCACAGTTCAGGAAGTCTGGAGCGGACGCTTACGCACGTTTAAAGTTATTCGCTGCGATTGCAGCCAAGAATTTACACTTTTTGACAGTTGGTCAAATGATTGCGACTGCGGCAGATCATATAACGGATCAGGGCAAATGCTGGCACATCGTAGCCAGTGGGGCGAAGAAACTGGCGAACACTTTGCCTAACCTAACAACAGCCAGCCCCTGTGCATGGGGCTGGCACACCCTCAACAAAAGGAAAACCCAATGCGTGAATTTTTTGAAGACCTCATCGGATGCCTGTGCCTCTTTGCCCTGCTTCCTAGCCTGTGGTTCCTGCTTTACGGCTTCGGGTGGTGACGATGGAAACCAACTATCAGGCCATGCTGGACCGCTACACAGTGGCTGATTGGAACGCGGTCATAAGCCTACACCGCGCCGACATAGTGCGCCTACAGGCCCGCTACGGGACGCAAGCCAACATCGCTTGGGTTGGCGAGGAAATAGATATGCTACGCTACAGGATTCAACAGGCCGAAATTCGCAAGGCCGCGCTGATTGCGCTGGCAAATGGAGACAACAGTGCAGACCTCTGAAATCATGGTTATCAATCGGCTGGATACGAACACCGCCTTTGCCGCGACAGTTGACGGCAATCAATCTGTGTTCATCCCAGCCAAAGTTGCTTGCAGCTTGGATATTCAGGTTGGCGAACGCTTGAACGCCATCCTGATCGAAAACAAAACGCATCCCGAAAAGACGCCTTGGATGGCGATCCGCATCATTCGGATTGATCCATCGCAGCGGCTACAGGTTCAGGATGATTTGACCAAGATGATCTTGGATGATCTGAGCGAAGGCGGGCGGGCCAGCGTGGAAGATGTGGCTGAGAGCATCAACTATCCGTTGAACAGCGTGATTGCCAAGATGCAGGAGATGGCGCGGGGCGGCATGATCAAGCGGCGGACATTCTACGCCATCGACGAAGCTGATTTCTATGATGGAGACGATCAATGAACTGGTTCAAACGGGTGTTTGGCATTCCGAAAAAAACGATGCCATTACAGCAAGGCATGGCGTATCGTTGGCCGCAAAATGATCAATCTGCAAGCATCAGCGCCACCGATATTATCGTTTTGGTTGTCATTGCTGACGCGGTGTATGATTACGGATCAAGCGATGATAGCGCATCGAGCAATGATTACGGCGGCGGCGGTGGTGAATGAGTGTCCAACACAGGCCAAGAGAGCATGACGAGCAATTGCTGTATATTTTGAAACTTCGGCAACGATACGGCGCGGTAAGGGTAGCTGATCATTTGGGCCTTGCCAGCGCACGGGTTCGCACGATCTGCAACCGCATCGTTGACGATGATGTCAAATACAGCACAAAAGATGGCATCGAAAGCAAAGGTCAGGTGATGGCCCAATATTGGAGACGATAGGTGGCTGACCGATACGGAAACCGAACCATCATTAAGATGTTTAACCAGATCAACGCACTTCGCAAAGCGATCCGCAGCGAAGGCACACCAGCAATCCAAGACGCGTGGGATAAGGTCGAGGAACACATCGACTTCATCTATGCAGAACAGAAAACAGAGGCAAAAAATGCTGATTAAGATTAGAGGCGTGACATACCCCAATGCAAGAACGGCGGCAGCGGCACACGATGTGAAAATTGATGCAATCTATTCTGCGTTGAATCGCGGCAAGATCGACGCCGTTGGCACGGGCAAATGCCGAAAAAAGCAAATCACCCTGAACGGCTTTACGTTCCCGTCGATTTCCGCTGCCAGCGTGGCCTTGGGTTTCGGTCGGACGTATCTGGGCAAGGCTTTGGTCAACGGCAGTGAAATCAGCCGAAACAGGGTGGAAAACGCAATCAAGGTTTATGGGGAGAAAACCAAATGACTGACCTGATCAAGCGCGATGATGCGCTGCCCGCTGTGACTGTGGAAACTTGTTGGAAGTGCGATGGCAGCGGTATGGCAATCGGTGACGGGGGTGATCCGCGCATCTGTAATGAATGCAAATATGATGGCGTGGTTCCCATAGACCCCGTCGCTATTCGTGAGGCTGCGCTAGTTAGTGCTGTTGCAAAACAGATAGGCGAAGAACACGGCTGGGTAAGACGAGAGGAACTGGAAGCCGCAGAAGCCAAGCTGACCAAGGCGGAAGAAGAGCGGGATGGCTATCTTGCTGAGCGCAACAAGTTCCAACTTTACTTGCAAAGAACCCATGCGGATTTGGAACTCGAAGTTGCCGCAGTTGAGGCTCTAAACGCCAAGCTGACCAAGGCGGTGGCATTCATCCGCAGACACATCCCAGACAGTGTGTATGAGCAAAGACAACGGGCGAATGCTTTTCTGGCTGAACTGGAGAAAACAGAATGAAACTATTAGCCATCCTACTCATCACATGGATCGACGGGTCGCAGTCGGGTTACAATGTGCCGACCGATATGATCTGCGGCGATCTGATGGACGAAGCCATCGCATTGGCAAATGAGAATGAAATGCGCTATTCAGTTATGCGTTGTATTTACACGGATCAGATAGTTGTGTCGCCAAGACCACCCAAGCGTCCAGTGGGTTGAAAATCAGAAGGCCGAAGGTTTCCCTTCGGCCTTCCTTGTTTCTGGGCGATCAGGCAAGCAGTTTAGCCAGCGTCTTCGGCCCAGCAACGCCATCAGCAGCCAGCCCGTTGGCTGTCTGCCATTTCTTTAATGCAGCCTCAGTGGCAGGGCCAAACGATCCATCTGCTTCCAAGCCAAGTTCAGCTTGCATCCGCTTCACGTTCTCGCCTGTGGAGCCTTTTTTAAGCACACCAGCGATAGATGCCGCATTGGTAATAGGTGCAGGAACAGCGCCACCCAAGACAGCCAGCGCCTCGGTATAGTGCTTCAGGCGGTCCTCTAGGCCAATGGCCCCCCCATTCACCAGCTTGGTAGCCTTGGTATTGTCATTGGCATCATAGGCGGCATTGATGTTGCGAGAGTTCCAATACCAGCAAGCACTTTCCAACGCGCCTTTCTTGGTCTGCAGATAGTCGATGGCTTGTTCTGGCGTCATGCCAACACTTTTTCCAAACGCAGTAATATTGTCACGCCCAGTCAACTGGACGATCCCTCTGCCTCTGAACTTAAAGCCATCCCCAGACGCCGTATCACCATTGCCCATGCGGTTGGCATAGATCACGTTAGCAATCTTCTCCGGCTGCTTTGCGTAGTCGGCGGCATTGCGTCCAGACTTGGAAAAATACTTGCTGAACAGCTTTTCCAGCGTTTCGGCGCGATAATTCAGGTTCTCCGACAGCACAGTGAA